CTTGCAGGTGGAGAAAGTGCAGTAACTGTATTTACTACTAATTATTTTGCAGAAGTGACAAACTTTGCTGTTGCTGCTGGGACATCTGTAGGAACTATCCAAGTTGGTTTTGGGGGTGACAGTACCATAGCACTTCCAAGAACTAGGATTAAAGCATTTAATTATGCAGCACCTACAGCTTCAGGTTCTATAACAGTAACTAGAAATGATGATTCTACATTACCAATTCTTGAGATAACCTCTCCTGCGGGTATCGTACAATCTAGCCATCTAACTATTCCAGAAAACGGAGTATTAACTACGGGCAGTAATACTAACAATTTTGCAATTGTTACATTAAGTAATATTACTAGCTTGACGTTATATTGTGGCTAAGTCTAAAGGAATGGGTATCAAGACTTCTGTAAAGTCTGGCAATTTTCGCAAGACTAAATCAGGGGCTGGAATGACTAAGAAAGGGGTAGCTGCTTATCGTAGAGCTAACCCCGGTTCTAAGTTAAAAACAGCCGTTACAGGCAAAGTCAAAAAAGGTTCTAAGGATGCTAAAAGACGTAAGTCTTTCTGCGCTCGTTCTGCTGGACAGATGAAACAATTTCCTAAAGCAGCTAAAGACCCAAATAGTCGTTTACGGCAAGCTAGAAAGAGATGGAAGTGCTAATGGAAAAAGATATTAAAAGCGAGGTAGCTGTGCAAGCTAACGAGATTAACCATATTCAAAAAGATATGGATGAGATGAAAGCAGATATTGAACAGATTAAAAAGTCTTTAGCTAATATAGACAAAATGTTATCTGAAGCCAAGGGAGGTTGGAGAACTTTAATGTGGGCAGCGGGTGCAGGAGGGGCTGTTGCCGCTTTTGTACTTACAATACAACAATTTTTTTGGAGTAAATAATGATATCAAGTGACTACAAAACATTTTCAGGATTTAAAGATAAAAGCACTAAAAAATCAAAATCAAAATTAAAAAAACCCTCTAAAGTAGTAACTCAAGAACAGTTAAATGCGTTTAGAAAGAAAACAAATAACCCTAAAGCAGAATTGCGTGACTATTTAAACGCTGAACGAGGTTTAACAAGAAGAAAAGATCCAAAACCAAAATCAGAACAAATGGGGCCAAAACGGGCGGATCAACCTAATATGACTCCTTCAAAGTCAACTGCTAATAAAAAACGAGCAGATAGACTTAATATGATGGGTGAGAGAAATACTAGACCAAAACGAGCAGATGCTTCTAATATGGATCCTAATGCAAGGTCAACAAAACTTAATCCATTAATTAAAGGAATAAAAGAGTCTATAGAAAAATCAGGTAGAAATTTTCCTGCAAAGAAAAAGGAAATGAAAGCTGGAGGAATAATAAGAACTAAGAAAAAGAAAAATGTTGACGGTATAGCAAAGAAGGGTAAAACAAAAGGTCGAATAATATAGATTGAAAGGTTATCAATGGCGCATTTGATAAGCAATATCCCTTACACGAAAGTTTGGATTAGAAAAGAGTTCACACATGGGCATCAAAAATATCACGGGGAGTTTGTTCACGGATTGGCAGTGGCTGTTACAACCATGCCAGATCGCTGCCTCAGCTTCCAAATTATCTTCACAGGATGTGAAGCAGACGGGGAAAGCAATCCGCATGGTGGGGCAATGTGGGCAAGGATGCCCCTCACAGGACTTTGCGGGGACATCCCAATGGATGAATGGCCTGAAAGAATGGAAACACACCTCGCACAACCATGGGATTGCCCATCACACACGCACTCAATCATATCGCTCGACAGATGTAAACCAAGCCCATGGCTTGCAAAAATCGCAGGAGAGTTTCATACAGCGAGATATCTCTTCACTGTGGACTACACCGAAAGCGAAATCGCAGACTGTCCAGCCCAACACAAGCAGAGTCACGTTATGGTGCTAACTGATGGTCAATGGAAAGGTAACATGGTAGCATTACCTAACAATAGAGTTAGGGTAACAAGCCCTGCGCTATGGGTTACAGGAGAAGGCGCACCAGATTTTAGACCTACACAATTTACACATTGTGCAGAACAAGACGATAGTTATATGGACCCAGAAGTAACTTTTAACAACTTATATAAGGAGTAGAGCATGGCTAAGATGCCTATGACAAGGAATCCTAATACAGGCAAAATGCAACCCACATTTAGTATGGACGGAAAAGGTAAGATGGCTAAAGGTGGAACAGTTAAACAAATGGCTAAAGGCGGTGCTTTAAAAATGGCTAAAGGTGGTGCCTTAAAAATGGCTAAAGGTGGAGCAGCTAAACCTATGGCTAAAGGCGGATCAGTTAAAATGCGTGGTGGTGGCATGGCAAAAGGTTACTCTGTAGGTGGCGGCCCTGTTAAAGCCAAACCTAAACCTAAAATGGCTAAAGGTAGTGCGTCAGGTGGTGTTAAGAGAGTAGCTAAAAAAGTAGCTAAAAAAGTAGCTAAAAAAAGGAAGTTAAGAACATGATGCCAAGTCGTGGAATGGGGGCTATTGAAAAGTCTAAGGTAAAGAAACTTAAAATAGGCGGTTCTGTTGGAACTAAAAAGAAGAAATCTGCTAAAAAATCTGGTTCTAAGCCTTCAAATCCTTCTTTATATGCTCGTGTAAAAGCTGAAGCCAAACGTAAGTTTGATGTATACCCATCAGCATATGCAAACGCATGGCTAGTTAAGACTTACAAAAAGAGAGGTGGAGGCTATTCATAATGTCTCTTAAAGAATGGTTTGGTAAAGGTAAAAAAGGTGATTGGGTTGATATCGGTGCGCCTAAGAAAAAAGGTAAATACCAAGCCTGTGGACGAAAATCTACTAAAGGAGATAGTAAAAGAGCCTACCCTAAATGTGTACCAAGAGCTAAAGCAAAATCTATGACTACTACGCAAAAGAAGTCAGCAGTTCAACGTAAAAGAGCTGCAGGGAATCCGGGAGGTAAACCAACTAATGTTAAAACAATCGTCAAAGCCAAGAATACCAAGAAAAAAAGGACAACCCGCAAAGTCTAAAAAACATTCAGATTTATATACAGACGAAGATCCTAAAGGCACTATAAAAGGTTTGAAGTTTGCAACAAAAGAGGATGCAACAAGAAGTGTTAGTAAGATTAAAGGTAGTGGCAGATCAAAGGCTCATAAAATACAAGCAGCCATAGCTATGGAACAAAGAGCAAAAGTTATGGGAAAAAGAGATGCCGCTGGAGTTTATAGAAGATACATTAACAGTGTGAAAGCAAAAACATAGATGGCTACTACAGATACAACTGCTTTTAATTTAAATTTAAATGATATAGCTGAAGAAGCGTTTAGTCGTTGCGGCACAGAAATGCGAACGGGTTACGATTTACGTTCTGCAAGACGTTCTTTAAATTTACTAACTATTGATTGGGCTAACAGAGGTATAAATTTATGGACTATTGAAGAGGGGTCTATCCCTTTAACTCAAGGTACTATTACTTATGATCTACCTGTAGATACAATTGATCTTTTAGAACATCAGGTGCGTACAGGAACTGGTAGCAATCAACAAGATTTAACAATTAGTAGAATTAGTGTATCTACTTACGCAACTATACCAACTAAAAACAATACAGGCAGACCTGTTCAAGTATTTATAGACAGACAATCAGGAGCTACTAATTCTTCTGGAGTAGTGCAAAACCCTCGGATAAAAGTTTGGCCTGCACCAGATCGAAGTGATACATATACATTTGTATATTTTAGGATGCGAAGAATACAAGATGCTGGAAATGGTATTAACACTCCAGACATACCTTTTCGTATGTTGCCATGTTTAGTTGCAGGTTTAGCTTATTATCTTTCTTTAAAAATACCAGAAGCTGCAAATCGTATGACAATGTTAAAACAAGAGTACGAAGAACAATGGATAGTAGCTTCTAGTGAAGATAGAGAGAAAGCTCCATTACGTTTAGCACCTAGAGAGTTTTTGTACTAATATGACTGCCGCATTTGCTCGTGGAAAAAAAGCTATTGCAGAGTGCGATAGGTGTGGGTTTAGATATAAGCTAAAGCAATTAAAAGAGCTTACAATTAAAACAAAAAGTGTTAATATCTTTGTGTGTCCTACATGCTTTGAGAAGGATCAGCCTCAGTTACAAATTGGAATGTATCCAATAAATGACCCGCAGGCACTACGAAACCCACGACCCGATTTAACCAGATTTCCTGCATCAAAGTCTAGGAACTTTCAGTATGGATTTAACCCGGTAGGGTTTGCTGATCCATTAGAGTTAGGACTACCAAATAATCTAGTTGCTAGTACAGGTATAGGTGATGTAACAATAGAAATAACTTAGGAGGCTTTATGAAAGAAGTTACAAAATTTAAACAACCAACAGATGTGCCAGTGCCAAAAACAGGAGGTTATCCTGATAAGGTAGCTAATACTCAAACAGTTGTAACAAGAGGGTCAGGAGCTGCTATTAAAGGCAATAAATCATCGACTAGGCTTGCATAATGAATTATTCAACGCTTCTTGAAACTATAAAAGGGTTTTGTGAAAACGATTTTCCTGACACCTCTTTTACGGATAGTGCAGGTAATTCTGTTTCTTTAACTAGCACAGAACAAGTTAATACGTTTATAGATCAAGCAGAGCAAAAAGTTTTTAACTCAGTACAAATTTTAAATTTAAGAAAAAATGTAACGGGGTCTTTAACAGCAAGTAATCAATACTTAAAAACCCCTTCTGATTGGCTTTCTAATTTTTCTTTAGCAGTGATTGATTCTACCACGGGAGCTTACAGTTATCTTTTAAACAAAGATGTTAACTTTATTCGTGAGTCTTTTCCAAGTCCTACAGCAACTGGAACTCCAACACATTATGCAGTTTTTGATGATGATACGTATATATTAGGCCCGACACCGGATTTAAGTTATGCAATGGAGTTGCATTATTTTTACTATCCACAATCAATTGTCACTGCAGG